AATTTGATATTTCTTTAATGCTTTGTTTAATCCAGACTTTTCCTTCATTTGCATTAATTTCATTTGTTTTTAGCGATTTAATAAAGTAATTTAATAAAACTGCTCCAGTAACTCCAAGCTCTTCTGCGTGTTGAGTATTAAAAATATGAAATTCTCCATGTGTTTCTAGATATAATGGTTTTTTGTTCATATTATTCATCTCTTTCTAAGAAGGACTCATCTGTAAATGCATAAGATCTTCTTTTATCATAAGGATGTTCATTAAACTCACCGCTTATTAATACTTCTCTGTATTCAAGTTTTTGGATGGTATGTCTAAGTTGATTTATTGATAAGGATGGGAGTTCTTTTTGTATGCCAGTTAATGGAGCTTTATGCCAAGTTTTCCCATTAATATGGTTAGCTTTATTTTTATAATGTTCTTTTATTTTTTTAGTAAAATATTCAATTAATATAAAAGCTAAAACGCCAAGATCTATTGATAATTGTAAATCAACTGGATAAAGTTCTTTAGCTCTTTTAAAATTATATTTTTCTTTTTTTATCATATAAGTCCTTTTGTTTTTTTATTAGATCAAAAATGTAAAGAGTGATACTCTTAAGAAAGCAACTATACATTAATATTGTGTGATTGGTTTTCATATGCATATTATTTATTTTTGTTATTCACATTTTTTTTATATATCAGTGTTAAGACTGATACATATTATTGTTTCTTTTTGAGTTATAGCATTAATTGTTATAACTCATTTTTCTTTTCTTTAATTTCAAAAACTACAGTCTTTTTTTGTTTTATAGATTTATTTAATTCATCAAAATGTCCAACATCAATAGTATCAATTGTATAATGTTTTTTATCTTGTAATTTGATTTTTTTATCTGCGTATATTTGTAATATTATCTTTATTAAAAAGAACGCAATTACAATTAATATAAAAATAATAAATAATATTAACATTTTAAATTCCTTTATTTGCCTAATATGAATCTATATGATGGTTTTGCAACTGAATATTTCTCTATTTCTGAATCTGTAATGCCTTTATCTTTGCATAGTTTTTTCCAATCAACGGTAGTAGATGTACTCATTACTATTTTTAATTTAGACTTAGGAAGTTCATAGTTTCCTTCTAGTGGAAGGTTTTCTAGTAACTTATCTTTAATCTCATCAGATTTAGTTTTATAAAGTCTTTCTAATTCTTTATTTTCTCTATAAGATTCACCTAAGTGTTCAAAGTCTTCAGATAATTCTATGTAATCTTTTTTTGATTCTTTAGGGGGATCTAAATTAATAAGTCTTGTATAAAATTCAATTCCTTTTTTGATCATTTTATCTATCAGTTTATCATCTCTTTCTATTGTAAGAAGAATTTGATCATTCTCAGTATAATATAAAAGAAGCATCTCTGAAAGGTTTGAGATATACATTTGCCATTGACATTGAAGTTGATAATAAATAGGTATTTTCCCAGTTGTGTTTAGGTCATCAAATGATTTATTTCCAGGACATTTTATTTCACAAAGAGCCTGATGATCATTAGATATTGCATCAAAAGAAGCATGGAAAAAAGGATATTCATCACTTGTTGCTATTAATGGATTGAAGAATGAATGAGTACTTTCTTCTAACCATTTTCTAGCTATAGGCTCAAGATCATGACCTCTTTGCATAGCTGCATTTATATAAGAGGATTTTCCATCTATTTTTTCGTGGTATAATTCTAATTCTGTTTTCCATGGATTTAAACCCATTATTATAGAAATATCAGAAGCTCCTATACGGGTTCTTCTAAAATCTAACCATTCAGGAGTATTAGGTTCTATATCAATTATTTTCATTGCTAATACCCTTTTGTTTTTGAATATTTAATACCCATGTGAAGATTGGTTGGAATTTTTCTTTAGGTAACTCTTCCCATGAAGATATCTTTTGTCTTTCTAAAAGCTTTTTCTCAAGTTCAGGATTATCAGATAAAATATATTTAAGTTTATTTACTTCATCAAAGCTAACTAATTCTATAGAAGTATTTTTAATATTAGACGCATCATCATCTTCTTCAGCAGCAATTGAACATATTGATGCAATTGAATATCTTTTAAGATATGTAAGTTGAGCTCCAATATCTTGCATTTTCTTATCAATGATACCTAATGGAAAAGAACAATTCCCATAAGTCTCACCAGATACATGTTGCAAATATGTTTCAATGTATGAGTTTTCTTTATCTAATACTACATTGTGTACTATTGAAAACCCTTCATCTAAAAGAGCTCCTTTAACACATGCATATACTTCTGATAAATCAGCATATTTAAAATTAGTTGCACCATATTTAACAATTTTATTAAGTTTAGGTGTTTTAAAGTTTTTAGAAGCTTTAATAAAAGATTCTATAATAGAGTTTTTTTCCATATGTCTCTCCAAAGGTTTATGGTTTATTAATATAATATTGTAACAGGCTATGAAATAAAAAGAAAGGATAAAGATTAAGTTTTTATGATTATTTTAACAGTAAGATTAAAGTATGAAGGTAAATCTTTTAGTATTAAAGAGTTTCTTCCGGATAATTATAGTATATGTAAAGAAAACGCAGATTTTATTACGTTAATATCTAAGATAATAGAGGAATCTAAATTAGATGGAATAGAAAAATGTGTTATTACAGCAAAATTTGATTTGTAAATTATCTTTACTATCAACTAATTATATGTAAAATTAATATATATTAATAATAAGGAGATATATGGCTAATCAATATACAGGCGAGAAATTAAATGCTGAGCAAAAACAAAAGGCTTATGAGTCTTTATGTGAACATATTGGTAATGGATTTTCACAAGATGCTTGGCACTATGAAGATGAGAGTGATAAAAACCTAACCATTACTTTTAGAACGATGTATAATTACATGAAAAACGAACCTGAGGCATTTCTACCTTCAAAGATGCAAGTAGCAGAGGCTAAGTCACGAAGGTTCTTTGAAGACATTGGTATTAGGATGATGCTTGGTCAAATTGATAAATGTCAGCCTGCAATATTTCAGATATTTATGCGTAATAAATTTGGATGGGATAAGAAGCAAGAGTATATTAATCCTGATCATGATAATACTGTTCAGACTATAGATTATTCAAGTTATAGTGAAGAAGATGAATGCCAAAAATAACTCTTCCTCTTTTAAAGCCTAGAAAGTATCAATTACCTATTCTTCGTGCATTGGATAGTGGATGTAAGAGAGCGGTGTGGGTATGTCATAGAAGATGTCTTGAAAAGGGTACTCATGTTCTATTAGAAAATGGTAACTATATAGAAATAGAGAATATTAAATCTGGTGATAAAATCCTTTCTTTCAATGGTAGTGAAGTTGTATCTGATACTGTTATTGACAAATGGAGTGTAGGACTAAAGAAAGTAGGAATAGTTAAAAGCTCTGGAATAAAAGATCTTAAATGTACTAAAGACCATAGGTTTGCTTATTTAAATCATGGAAAGATATCATGGAAAGAAATATCTAAGAATAATAAAAGTACAGTAAATATAATTTATACTGGAAGCAAAGAGGGTGTAATTCATGACCCAGATTTAGCAGAATTTCTAGGATATAAGAAAATAAACTTTACCATGACAGATGAACAAGTAGAGTGTTTTGATATAGAAACAAAAGAACATCACAACTTCTTTGCTAATGGTTATTTAGTTCATAATTCTGGAAAAGACTTAACAATATGGAACTGGGTTATAAAATCTTTAGTCCAAAAAAAGCAATCATGTTTTTATATATTGCCTACATATTCTCAAGCTAAGAAGATTATTTGGGAAGGTATGACTAAAGATGGTATTAGATTCTTAGAATATATTCCTAAATCATTAATAGAAAAGAAATCAGAGTCAGAACTATCAATAAGATTCAAAAATGGATCTTACATACAACTTGTTGGTTCTGATAACTATGATCGTTTAGTTGGTACTAACCCTAATATATGTGTATTTTCTGAAATGGCAATACAAAACCCCACAGCATGGGAATATATGAGACCTATATTAGCAGAGAATAATGGTGTAGCCATCTTCATATCATGTGTAACTCCAGATACTTTAGTTATAACTGAAAATGGTCTTACAAGAATTAAAGACGTATCATCAAGTAGAGAAGAGTTTAGTGAGTTAAATAAGAACATATGGGGACTTGGAGGCTTTCATAATGCAAATCAGTTTTATTATAGCAAAAAGGTACCAACATTAAAGATCATGCTATCTTCGGGGTATAAATTAGAGTGTTCTCATATCCACCCAATATGGAATGGATTTGAGTGGATAAAAGCGAAAGATCTAAAAGAGGGTAATCTTATTCCAATTGAGTATGGGCAGGATATTTGGGGAAAAGGAATAGATTTCTCCACATTTCATAACAATACACATAAATCTGTTAAATATAAATTTGATAAAGATAATATACCGGATGATCTTTTCTATTTATTCGGTCTAATTAATGGCGACGGATATTTTTCTGATACTTATGTAATAATAGCAAATCAAGATCGAGAAATAGTAGACTTTCTTCATAAATTTGGATTTAAGCCAGAGAGAGGCGGTACTCATCATAGATTAGGATCAACAGAACTTTGCAGCTTATTAAACTTCATAGGATTCAAAAAGGGAGCTAAGAATAAGTCTATACCAGAGAAACTATTTAGATGTACAAAAGAGCAAATGAAATCATTTCTTCAGGGTTTATTTGATTCTGATGGAACAAGTCACTCTAATCCTAAATATCATGGAAGAATAAAATTTACCTCATCATGCGAAAAGTTAATAGATGAAGTAAAGATTCTTTTGTTGAACTTCGGAATTGTGTCATCGTTTACTCATGAAACAAAACCCCCAACTAAATTAGTAAATGTAACATCAGAGATTTACAACCTAGAAATAAACTCATTTTTCGCATGGGAGTTTTATACAAAGATAGGCTTTAGGGTTAACAGAAAACAAAATAACTATATACATATACCAGATAATCTAAAGAATGACTCAGGAAACATATACCCTATTCAAGAAAGTAATTTTAAGAACTATAACTTATCTCTTCATGGAGTAGTAAATCCAACTAGAATTAGTAGAAGAAAGATAAAAGAACTCAACAATAAAAACCCTCATCCGTCTTTCGAAGAAGCCTTAAAATATAAATTCTTCTATTCTCCTATAAAATCTATAGAACACTCAGAAAGCGAAGTCTTTGATTTTGTTATTCCAGAAACACACTCCTTCTTTTCAAATGGATTTATATCGCACAACACCCCCCGCGGGCGTAACAAATTCTGGGATATATATAATACAGCTGAAAATGATCCAAACTGGTTCTGCCAAAGATTAACAGTCGATGATACAAATGCTATATCTAAAGAGTCTATTGATAAAGAAAGATCCAGCAACATGTCAGATGAAATGATCGAACAAGAATTCTATTGCTCATTTGAAATAGGCCAAAGAGGATCTTATTATGGTAAATACATCAAAGACATGTATAAAGAAAAGCGTATCGGCAATGTTCCTTATGATAAGAACTTCTTAGTATACACAGCTTGGGATCTTGGATATAGTGACTCTATGAGTATTGTATTCTATCAAAAGAAAGGTAACGATATTGCTATTATAGACTTCTATGAAAACCACGGATATCCTCTACTTCATTACATAGAATTACTCAAAAGCAAAAACTATCAGTATGGAAAACACTTTGTACCAATAGATGCTACCCATCACTCAAGAGCAGGCCAAACATTCATAGAAGCCGGTAAAGAACTAGATATACACTTCACACCTCTAAAACAAGAAAAGTCTTTATATGACGGAATCGAAAGAACAAGACAACTCTTTCATAGATTACATATTGATGAAAAAAACTGTGAGTTCTTAATACGATGCTTATTAGAATATCACTCTGAGTTTGATAACAATGCTAAGGTATTTAAGAATGTTCCTAAGCACAATTGGGCCTCCCATGCAGCAGACTCAGTAAGGTACCTATCTTTAAGCTTAGAAAGTATCTCTAAATCTGGAATGTCTAAAGAAACTCTTAGTGAACTCAAAAGAAGTATGAACTACTTATAAGATAAAAAGAAAAATAATAATAAATTTATGGTGAGGAGCTGTGCGACGAGAGGGTTTTACACCCGGTAAGCGAAGTTATCGTCACAAGTATTTGTCACAAGTTATCCTCGCTAGTTATTGTCCCTGCTTAGAATAGTACTTGCTAATAGTGTAAAAACTTTGTAGCTACAATTTGCCTTAAATAGATTTTTTAATGCTAGTATCTTTCCTTTGAAATAATAAATGACACGGTGTTTCATGCTCGAATTGTTTTGTTTGGCAATTACATGCTAATGGACTTTGCTAAAGCAAAACGATAAAATGAGAGCAGATAACCGTGCCAATATCACTCACAGAATTATTAAAATCAAGGAAAATCTTATAGGGAAGAAAAGTTTTTTTCATAGATAAAACTCTTGTCCAGAGAAATCTTACTTTAAAAAAAAGATTTATATTAATAATAATTATCTGATTCTTCGTACTCTTCTCTATCTTTATCTTTAGAAAGAATGCATTGATAAAAACAAATGTAAAATATTAAAAACATAAATCCACAAAGTGAAAAAAGAATCTTAAATAAGAATAAAGCTCCAACTATAATCCAAAAACAAAAACCAAAAAAAGGAGCGAGTTTTAAAGTACTACTTTCATTATTTTTTGACTTACTACTTATTCCCCATATAATAAGAATAATACAAACAAAATAAATCATAACCACCCTATTAGTTAATATATATATTATATTAACATTATTTGTTAATTAAGTAAATTAGCTAACTTTATTTAATTAGTTATAAACTTTATTTAGATTAATTCTGCATCAAATAAGAAATATAAAGATATAGTAGATTGTCTTCTAATGGTTAACATATGTTGTTTAAGTGTTAGGATTCTACAGTTCTCTGGATAATAGCCTTTAGTTTTATCTATTCTGCTTATTATCTTACCTTTTCTATATTTGTTATCATAAGCCCACTTTCTAAATTCATTTAAGTTATACCTCCATTCATTACAAACTGTGATACCTTTAGCTCCATAGGTAGAGAATGATTTGCTATTTTTATTGTAGCAATTATATATTATTGATGTTCTTGTTGATAAAAGAGCTTTGTTATTACGCTTTTGAGTTAATGATAATTTTTTTACTTTTTTCATATTAGTTCATTGACTTTGTTTTAAAATAAGTTATTTAATAATATTAAAAAATAAAGAAATAAGCCTTGCTATTGTAGGGTATTATAAACAAAGGGAAATACATGAATAGTACCAGTGGACTTACAGATAATTCATTTGATAAATATTATGTAGATGATGATGTTGAAATAAGATCTATAATGAAAGAAATTTACAATGATACTAGTGATATAACTCAAGCTAGGTGGGTAGAACAGTCAATAGATGAAAGGTTTTATGCTGGTGATCAATCATTATGGAATGAGATATATACTACTATTCCAGTAAATCAAAGAAGGCAATTTAATTTTAATAAAATAAGATCAATCATAAATATGATCTCTGGTTATCAAAGGCAACATAGAAAATCATTAAACGTAATGCCTGTTGAGAATTCTGATGAAAAGACAGCTGATCAATACAGTAAAGTTATGGTTTGGCTTAATAGACGTATAAATGCTATGAATACTGTATCTGATGCATTTCTAGGCTCTTTAGTAACTGGTATGAATCTTCTTTCAGTATGGGTAGATCATAGAGAAGACCCTTTCTCTGGAAATATTAATGTAGATAACATTGGATATAATGGATATTTAATTGATCCATATTTTAAGAAGATGGATTTATCTGATTGTAAATATATATGGACTAGAAAGTTTTTATCAAAAAAACAAGTCGCATCAATGATACCAAAAAGATCTAAAGAAATAATGGATATGACTGCAACTTCTAATAAAGATGGTTATTTTAATTTCTTGCCACAAGCATTTCATAATACATATAAAGATATACTACCATATGATGAATACTATTATTTAGATTTTAGAGAAGGTACTATTTTAATTGATCCTGTAAATGAAGAATCAATGGAGTGGACTGGTCCTGAAGAAAATCTTAAGATGTACCTTAAAATGTATCCACAACTTAAAGTTAAAAAGATACAAAAACAAACATGTAAATTAGCAATATGTGTTAACAATATAGTAATGTACAATGGAGCTAATCCAAATAAAGTAGATAAGTATCCATTTGTTCCTATAACTGCATATTATCAACCAGAACTTCCTTATTACGAGTGGAGAATACAAGGTGTTGTTAGATCTTTAAGAGACGCTCAATTTATTCTAAATAGAAGACAACAGATTCTCCTAGATGTATTAGAAAGTCAGATAAATAGTGGCTTAAAAGTAATGGAAGACTCATTAATAGACGATAAAGATGCGTTTAAATCTGGTCAAGGACAAGTACTTTTTATTAAAAAAGATGCTCCTTTAGGAATGGAATCAATACAAAAGATTCCTAGTGCAGATGTTTCTCCAGCATTTATGCAAGTTATAGAACAAATGAATACGAATATACAACAAATCTCCGGAGTTAATGCAGAGCTATTAGGTTCAGCAGAAGATGATAAAGCTGGTATTTTATCTATGTTAAGACAAGGTGCTGGATTAACAACTCTTCAAATTCTTTTTGATAACTTAGATTATAGTCTTAAAGTATTAGGTGAGTTAGAGTTAGATATGATTCAAAGTAATTTTACTCCTTCTAAGGTTAAAAGAATAATAGGCGAAGAACCAACAGAGCAATTCTTTAATAAAGGATTCCAAACATTTGATTGTACAGTTGTTGAAGGATCTGATACTCCTACACAAAAAATGTTAGCATTTAAACAAAAGCTATATTTAAAAGAGATTGGAATACCTATACCTACAGAAGACTTGTTATCTGATGCAACATTCCAAAATAAAAATAAAACAATAGAAACAATAGTAAAACTTGAAAAACAACAACAAGAAATGCAATTAATGCAACAAAAGCTTCAAATGAAAGAAATAGAATCAAGAACTAATTTAGCAGATGCTCGTGCAAAAGCTGACTATGGATTATTCTTAGAAAGAACATCAAGAATTGAAGAAAATAAAGCATTAGCTGTTGAAAGAAGAGCTGAAAGTATTTCTGACTTAGAAAGAGCTACTTTAGATAAAATTAGAGCAGTAAAAGAATTACAAGATCTAGATTTAAATAGACTTCAAAAAGCTTTAGATATAGTTAACTCTGTTCGTCAAGAAGAGGTTCTAGCATCAGGTATTGCAGAAACTAATGAATCTATTATGAATACTCAAGAAGAAGATCTTATTAATAATCAAGAGACTAATCTTATGAATACCCAAGAAGATGATCTTATGAATACTCAAGAAAATGAAATGATGAACAATCAAGGAGAATAAAATGCCACTAAAAAAATCAAAAAGTCCTAAGGCTGTAAGTTCTAATATATCAAAACTTATGAAAGAGAAATATCCTCAAAAACAAGCAGTAGCAATAGCATTAAATGTTGCTAAAGATGGAAAAAAAAAGAAAAAGAAATGAAAGTAACATTTGAATTAAATTTACCTGAAAATAATTATGAATATAAATTATTCTTAAATGCAGAAACAATGTTTAATGCACTTTTAAATATAGAAGAATATATAAAATTTATTAATAAATATGATGTAGAATTAGATATAGAAGATCATAAAAACCATATATATAATTTAATTTTAGAATCTAATATTAATAATATTAAAAATGCAAAAAAATATAATGTAATAACAGATGATACAGAAATTAATGAAGCACTTATAAACATGCCTAATCAAATAAAAGAAATAAACAATAAGGATAATGAATGAAAATAATATACGAATTTAACATGCCAGATGACAAGTATGAATATGATATAGCTGTGCATAGCCAAGGAATGTATAATGCATTATTTGAAATTAGAGAGTATGTAAGATCAGTTGAAAAGTATGATGTAGATAAAGATAATCAAGAAAAATCTTTAAATATAATAAGAGATATAATTTATGAGTCTGGTTTTGATTTCATAGAATAATAAAATAGGGAAGTCTGTGTATTCATAAAATGCATAGTAGGAAAATAACATGTGTTTCCGTTCCCTTTATTAGTAATATTGTAAACATTAAGAGGAAAATATGGAATACAGTAAAAAAACAAATAATACAAAAGAAACAAAAACTATGCCTAAAGTAAAAGAAACAGCAAATTCTAGGTATAAAACTCCTGATAACATGAAAAGATGTGAATCTGATAAAATTAAACCTTCTTACCCATCAAGGTATAAAAAATAAATATGGAAGTAAAAAAAACACACAGATTTCTTAATATTACTGATCCATATGTAGAATGTGGTGATCTTGCAAAAGAAATAGGTAAACATTATATGACTGATTTAATGAAAGCCATTGAAGAAGGAAGTAAGTTTAACAGAGAAAAATTATGGTTTATCTGTGTGTTTAAAAAGAATCCATTCCAAAAAGAAAAGATGCATTTAAAAATAGGAATATCTGACTTTCCTATTAAAAAAATGAGAGAATCTATGGATCTATGGGAATATAATTATAAAACTAATGAATTAACAGCTATATGGTCTCTTCCTCATAGATTTGAAATGAAGAATTATTTAAGAACACCAGAATTATATGATAAAAAATTAATTCATTGGATCAATCAATATTTAAAACAAGAAAATATAGATATTAAAACAATAATTGGTAATAGACTTATTATTTAATATAAAATACGTTTAATTAAAAAATATCTTTTATATCAATTAATTATTTAATACTATCAATTAACATTTCGCTTGTCGGCGTAAAGACAATAATTGGCGTAAAAGGGAGTCGCTATACCCAAAAAAAGGATAGAATACATGACAGAAGAAGCAGAAAGCGTAATAAATCAGGAAATCGCTGAGCCTGAAGCTTATTCAGAAAATCAAGAACAAGTTAATCAAGAGAATCAAGATAAAAACATTGATTCAAAAGAATATAACTTTGCAAAGCTTCGCGAAAGGTCTGAGAAGGCTGAACAAAGAAGCAATGAACTTGAAAGGATGGTTAAAGAACTTAAAGAAAGTTTTGAAAAGAAGAATGCACCAGTTCCTCCGCCAGAGGTAGACGATTTAGACAAGCTAGATCCAGAAGATATAATTACTGTGTCACAAGCAATGAAAGTATCTGAAAGACAAGCTAAGAAAATTGTTCAAGAAATGCTGGATATGAAAGAAAAAGCAGCTCTTCCAGAAAAAACAAGAAGTAAGTTTGATGACTACGATTCTATTATGACTACAGAAAATATAAATAAACTAGAACAACAAGAGCCTGAAATTGCAGAAATATGTTCTAAAGCAAAAAACCCTTGGTCTACAACGTATAAGATGATTAAGAAGTTTATAGAACCAAATAATATAAATTTGTCTGTAAAAGGTGAAAAGAAAATGCAGGAGAATATGTCCAAACCATCTTCTATTAATACTGCAATAAATAAAACACCACTTCAAAACGCTTATGCTTGGTCAGAGGCTGATAAAGATGCTTTGAGAAAAGAAATGTTAGGTTTTGCAAAGAAGGCGTTATAATAACAGGTAAAAAATGACTGTAACTAGAACAAACTTACCACCTCCAGTAGAACAAAAGTTTTTAGGTAAACTTTTAAGTACACCAGAGGCGAGAAGAATTCATAAAATGGGTGCTGAAACTTATGCTTTACCACCACATTCTGGTGACGTATTAAGAAAAAGACGTTATAGAAGATTAGAAACTGTACCTGTGCCAGTAGATCCAGCAATGCTGAATCCTCCTGCACAAACAGGTCTAGCTGATGATATTGATGTTCAAATACGTTTTTACGCTACTTATGAATTAATAACAGAACAAGTAACACTAATTAATCAAGACCCTGTTTTAAATGCAAAAACAGCAAGACTTGCACAATGTTTAGCAGAAACAGAAGATCAATTAATACGTGATATGCTTGAAGCAACAGCTGGTGTAATTAATTGCACTGGTGGTACAAACGGTGGAGTCGCCGTTTTAAAATCAGACCTGATTGAGTTGGAACTCTCAGCACGTAATGGTGGAGACAACAATGCGCAAGCAGTAGAGAAAACTCTATGGGCAGCGTAAGAGAGCAAGGCGGTCAGACACTCGAAAGAGTGAAGCGGTGCTCCGGACTCTATGGAAACATAGAGAGACTAGCAGAAATGACTAGTCCGCTTAAATACTATAAACCCTTTTTATTGAGGAAATGAACTTGTTGAATAATAGATTCTCTTTTAGTAATTGTTTGAGCGTAAGCTGTTCTGAATTCTTCAGTATGGCGTGCTCCTCCATTATTCAAAGTAGTTTCATAAAATTCGATAAGCTTTTCACAAACGGGTTTTTTATATCTGAGATATTGGTAAACTTTTTTCAAAAATGGATACAAAGACTTTCCTGTAAGTCTCCATGTGATTTGGTTTTTAAGAGGTGGTTTACGTTTATAAAAACAACAGAAGCCTCCAAATCTAGACTTTATCCAATAAAACATTGGAGATTTTGTATCATTCAATTGAAGCATAATTTTATAGACATAATTAGGCTTATTTTTAGGTTTATATTTACTGATTGTAAAATTACATTCGGCATCTATAAAACCTGCCATGTAAATAAAGTCTTCTTCAATTGGATCGATAGAATCAACGAGTTTAAGTTTTTGAACATCTTCTATGGATACAAGATTAGATTCTTTATGTTGAATTTGCAGATGTTTAATGAGCTCAAGTTTTTCATTTTTGGAAGAAGTATTAAAAAAAGACATAAACAATTCACATTCTTTTCTTTTTTGAACAAGATATGGGAAGAGTTGTTTAGCAAAATCAAAAGATTGAATGTTAGATTTTTTAAACTGATAACGAGGTTTCCAATTTTTATTGGTACTGGAATAACCACTCATTGTTCCTTTAAAAGACTCAGTGAGATGAGTAATAAGAATAGAATTAGTAGAACTTATAATAATATTTTCTCTAAATTTCTTATTAAGAAAGGAGAGACTAAAACAGCCATCTCCGTCCATATAACCAGCAGTATAAATTATATCATTTATTTCTTTCATAATCTCTATAGTAAAGTATTTAAGTTATTAAAGCAACAATATATTTCAGATAATCCTACAGAAATGGTAAGATCAGACATTGATGGTGTTGTACAAACACTACAAGGTAATGATGCCGAATTTGTTGAAAAATTCATGGAAGGAACTGATGCATTTGGTACATCTCCACTAAGAGATAGTTATCTTGGTCTATGTCATACAGACATGATTGGACAACTAGAAAACATAGCTGGATTTATCAATAAAGCTCAGTATCCTAATCCAAATGGATCTAAAAATGCTGCTGAATGGGGATCTGTAGGAAACATACGTTTCTTCACATCTTCAAGAGGTTCAATAACTCCTAATGCTTCTTTAGCTGGCGCTGATGTATATAATTCATTTATCGTAGCTCAAGAATCTTATAGTTGTGTTGATTTAGATGGTGGAACTGTTTCACTATTTTATCATCCAGCAGGACATGGAGATGATCCTTGTCATTTAAGACAAACTTTAGGTTTTAGAATGGCATTTGGAACAAATATAGACAACGATGCTTGGTTGTTAAATTTAAGATCAACATTAGCATAAGGAGAATATATGAGTACACCAATGTCTTTAATAGCTTCTGGAAGTTTCGTTTCAACAGGAGCAACTAGAACAATAGAATTACCTCAACAACCTGACTACTTTATTGTACAAAACAGATCTACTTGGTCAACTGCACCAACAGCTGTTGTAGAAGCAAAGTGGTGGAAAGGTATGGGTGATGGAGCTGCACATACTTTAACAGAAGGTGGAGGAAGTGCATTAACAGCTACTACAATCGCAGCAGGTGGAGCTGGATTTACATTTGTAGATCTAAGTTCACAAACACCAGGTGCTTTAGTAGCAACAGGTACAGCAATTACACAGGCAAATCCTGCTGTAGTTTCTGATGCTAATAACGCTGCAATAGGTGACATCGTAAGGATGTTTAACACAACAGGTATGCTACAAATAGCTGGTATGGACTTTACAGTTACAGCAATTAATGCTGGAGTAAGCTTTACATTAGGATATTTAGATTCTTCTGCTTTTGCTGCTGCTGCAACTAATGCTGACTATAGAGTTATTCCTGCTAAATACTATTCTCCATCAAGAAGATGGATTACTGGAATTACTGCTGCTAACCCAGCTGTTATAACAGTATCTGTAGCACATAACTATGAAGTTGGCGATAAGATCAGAATAGGTGTTCCAGCACAATTTGGAATGACTCAAATTAATGGTCTTTTAGCTACAATTACAGCAGTTACTGCTTCAACAATAACAACAGATATCGACTCATCTGCATTTACTGCATTTGCGTTCCCTACTTCAGCAGTTGCTGGAGCTGGTGTATCATTCCCTTATATTTCTCCAGTTGGTGAAGTTGCTACTAAAGTAACTAATCCAATTAATAACGGAGCTTATTATGGAATGCAATTAGGTACTGGTGTAGTTGGTGCAAATACTAACGTAATGGATTGGATGGCCTTCACAAGAGACTATACAATTTAACAAAATTGAGAGTGGGGTAAAATCCACTCTCTTAATTTTAAAATAAAGGATAAAAAATGACACAACCAGGGTTCGTTAAAGAAATGAGCTATAAGCTTTTAGGAAAAAGAACAACTGCAGAAAAAACTAAATTAGAAGATAAAAGACAAAAACAAAGAGAAGAAGACTCAAAAATGGTAACTGGAGTTTTTAAAAATCTTGAATCTAGAAATGGTACAGTTACTTTCCCATATAGAGCTTATAAAGAAGATCCATTTAGAAGTTATACATTGACAGATGGACAAACTTATACTATTCCATTAGGTGTAGCAAAACATATAAATAATAATACTACAGTTTCTGAAAGAGATTATGCAATTGGTCCTGATGGAACTAAAAAACTTTATACAATTATTAGAAGTAAAAGAAGTAGATTTCAATTTGTTTCTACCGATTTTATGTAAAATATTAAATAATAGTATTAAAATTAGAGAGTACTAAATGGCTGTAACAGGAACACTAGAACAAATAAGAGCAAAAGTAAGAAAGATTACTTGTCGTCCTTCTATTAATCAATTATCTGATGAAGATTTAGATAATTATATAAATGATTTTTATGTTTATGATTTTCCACAATATTTAAAATTATGGGATTTAACAAATAACTTAAGTCCTTTAATGACAACAACTACTGGTGGAGATAGAATATTAACAGCAGGTAGATGGATTTATCCAATAGATTGGAATAAATATACTAATATAGCGCCTCCTTTTTATGTAGCTGGTTTTCAAATACCATACTTTCAAGATGTTGCTTCATTTTTAAATTATTTTCCAATTCAACAAGTTAGCCAAGATTTAGCTACTGGATCTGGAATAGCTGGACCATATGCTGGAACAATAACAAATATACCTACGTTATATGATAGTGTTTTTATTACAGCTGTTGATGCTACTGGAAATACTGTAGTTGCGTCAGTTGATAGTGATGGTAATATTACAGGAGATGTATTAGCTGGAGGAACTGTTAATTTAACTACAGGAGCTGTTGCTGGACTAACGTTTAATGCTGTAATTCCTGCTGGTAATATTATAAATGTTCAATCTATTACATATGAAGAAGGAATGCCTACTGCAGTATTATATTATAATAAAGCATTAGTATTTTATCCTGTTCCAGATAAGGCATATGAGGTTTATTGTACTGTTAATTATTCACCAGATGAATTAGGAGTTGGAGATCAAGTAGAAACTAGACAGTGGTGGAATTTAATAGCTTTAGGTGCTGCTAGAAAAATATTTATAGATAATTTAGATATGGAAAGTTTAGCTAATTTACAACCTATATTTGATGAACAAAAAAGGCTAGTAGAAAGAAAAACTCTTCAGCAACTTTCTACACAAAGAATAGATACTATTTACACAATAACTAACTCTTTTATTAAAAGAGCATTTTATTAATAATTAATTTAAAGGGGTCTATAATGACTTTTAATCCAGCAATACCTCAGCCAAATGACTTACTATCAATTAGTCAAGGGGATTTATTAACTAACTTTTCTCAAACAAATACTATATTTGCTGTTAATCATTATGAATTTAATCATGCAACTGTTGCAGATAGAGGAAAACATAAGTTCTGTTCTTTTCCAGAACAAGCTGCTGATCCAAGTACTGCTGCTAATGAAATAGCTCTTTATACAAAAGATAACGGTGGAGCAACTTCTTTATATTATAGAGAAGAAAGTGATGGAGACGTACATATTCTTGTAGGTGGTGGATCTATAGCAGATGATGGATATATATGGCTTGGAAGTGGTTTATTAATGCAATGGGGGCATGTTCCTTTTGCTCCAGCTGCGGTTACCAAAACAGTTACTTTTCCTATACCTTTTCCAACTAAATGTTTGAATGTACAGGCTAATTTTATAGGTAGTGGTAATGGAATTATTATATCAGCTATAAATGTAAATACTTTTACTTTTAGATCTAGTGCATCTGAAAATGCTCCTGAATGTTATTGGATAGCTTTAGGTAATTAATGAGTATGCAATCTGTTCCAATAGTTCCTATTACAAAAGGTTTAGAAAAGGATAAAGAGCCTTTTCTTTTAGATGGTGATGCTTTTCCAGTTCTTTATGATGCCTTTATATACCAAGGTAAAATAAATAAACGTTTAGGAAATAGACATTTAGCAAGACTTGTAGAAGCTGCTATAGATCAACCTTTAGGAAATACTGGTGCAACTCCATTTGCTTTAAACTTATTTACTACACTGCCAGGTATTGGTACTCTTGGGATTGATCCTAATTCTGTTTCAATTACTATTGCGGCTCCAGTTGGTCCTTTAACTTATACTGATGATGGAAATGGAAATCTTTCTGCTCCTGGACCATTTACTGGCACAATTGACTATGTAAACGGTGATATTTCTATTAATCATCCAGCTGGCGCTGCATCTTTAGTAACTATTACTCTTAATTATTACACAGGTAGACCTGTAATGGGATTATTTGTTAAAGAGTCTATTGATATAAATAGTGAAGAGCAAATAGCTTTTGATACTGTTAAAGCTAATAAACTTAGTAGAGCTACGGAACAATTCGAAGATATATCTTTTGATACTGCAGGTAATGTAATTCAATGGTCATCTTCAGATAGTGAGTTTTTTTATTGTGTAAATTATTATAGAGACTCATCTTTTAATGGATTATTTTGGGCAACTAATAATAAGCAGAATTCTCTTTCTGGTATTATTGTTCAAGATGGAATACAAATATATAATGGAACTGGGTGGGAATTACAAACTCCTATTCTTAATACAGCTGGTACTAGATTTTTAAATGGATGTAAAATACTTGTTCCATATAAAGATAGAATGATTGCTTTAAATACTTTAGAATCAACAGCAGCTGTAGGTGCTTTAGCTAATAGATATCCTAATAGAGCTAGATGGTGTCAAAATGGAGTTCCATATACTAATACACTAGGTGGAGCTGATGCTACTGCATGGCAAGATGATGCTGTCGGTAAAGGTGGATGGATAGATGCACCAACTAATGAAGCAATAGTAGCATGTGGATTTTATAAAGATATCTTAGTTGTATTTTTTGAAAGATCTACATGGCAATTAGTATATAATTCTAATATTTCTCTTCCATTTTTCTGGCAAAGGATTAATAGCAGTTTTGGATGTGAATCTACAAATTCAACAGTTGAGTTTGATAAAGGTATATTTGCAGTAGCTGATAAAGCAATAGTTCTTTCAGATTCTGTAAATGTAGAAAGAATAGATAATAAAATACCATTAGAAGTATTTAATTTTCATAATGGATCAAATGGTCCAAGCAGAGTATATGGAATAAGAGACTTCTTTTTCGAAACAGTATATTGGGCATTTCCAAATAAAGATGAAAATGGCACATATCCAAATCGTGTATTAGTTTTAAATTATAAAGAAGGAACATATTCTATTTATAATGATTCATTCACATGTTTTGGATATTTTCAAAGTATATTAGATAGAACTTGGGCTCAAAGTACATTTGCTTGGAATGCAACAGCTTACACTTGGTCATCAGGAAGATTCCAATCAGATTTTCCAGCAATATGTGCAGGTAATCAGGTAGGCTTTGTATGTGTAATAGATGATCAAACACAAAATGATGAATCTTTATATATTACAAATCCACTTGCAGGTGTTGGTATTACTCAAGAAGCACAGTGTATTGTAACAGCACCAAATCATAATCTTGCAGTTGGACGTTATGTAACAATAAGTGATGTGCAAGGTATGACTGAGATAAATGGACTTGTTGGGAAAATAGTAGAAATTATAGGAACCAATTCATTTAGATTAGATATAGATACAACAGCTATGACTCCTTATACAATTGGTGGATTAATAACAGTTCATAATAATATTGAAATAATTACTAAAAGATTTAATCCATTTTTTACTCAAGGTAAAAAGTCTAGAATAAATTTCATGGATTTCTTCACAGATAGAACTAATAATGGAGAATTTACATTAGAATTATATATTGATGAAACAAGAACACTCCCAGTAGATTCTGCAATAATAACTACAACAAAAGATTATGGACCAAATATAACAGCAGATAAAGTTTGGCATAGAGCATATGTTAAAGCAGATTCTCAATTTCAACAATTTAAGATATATTTAAGTGATGCTCAAATGAGAGATGAAAATATAAGGAATTCTCAAATTACTATTCATGCAATAAATGTTTGGACTAAACCTACAGGAAACTTAATGGGATATGATTATTTATGAGTTTTGCTCCTCCAAATAGCCTTCCTTATCAAGTTGTAGAGAATATAATATTTTCAAGAGAACAAGATCAGTTTATAAATCAATTAACAGATCTGTATTCAAAACTAGCAAGGTCTTTAAATTCAAAAGATTTAGGACTTTATGAATTAACCGAGATTATAAATGGACAACAATTTTTTGGAGCAACTCCTCAAGTACAAAGAAGTGTTTATAGAAAGTGTTTTTCTTTTGGAGCTATTGCTACTGGTGCTACTTTAAATATAGCTCATAATATTTCTAACATATCAATTTTGACTAGATTTTATGGTACTGCTAACACTGATATAGTAGATTATAGACCTATACCATATTCATCAGTTACTGCATCTAATCAAGGTATAGAACTTCTTTTATCAGGAGCAAATATATCAATTATCAATGGAGCTGCATCTCCAAATATTACATCTGGTATAGTAGTTATTGAATATATTAAATCATAAAATGATGATATGATATATAGAAGAAACTGTTAAATTAATATAAACATTACTTGAAAGTTTATTAAAAAAAGACTTTACTAATATTAATTATTTATAAGGATAAAATCATGGGCCTTTTATCATTTTTGTTTGGTAAAAAAGGAAAAATAGAGCAAGTTCCTACAATGAATGCTCAACAACAGCAATTATTATCACAGCTTTTATCTAATTTGGGTGGAGCATCTACTGAAGGGCTTGGATTTTTACAAAACCTATTAAGTGGTGATACTGAAGCATTTGAAGCTCCATTACAAAGACAATTTCAAGAAGAAATAGTTCCAGGATTAGCAGAAAGATTTTCAGGAATTGGATCTGGTGCACAGGGATCATCAGCATTTGGACAAGCATTAGGCTCTGCAGGTGCTGGTTTAGCAGAACAATTGGGCGCTATGAGGGGAAATCTACAAATGCAAGGACTTGGACAGCTTGGTAATTTTATGAATTTAGGAATGGGAGCTAGACCTTTTGAAAATGTGTATCAACCTGGATCTTCTGGATTTTTAGGCGGGTTGTCTGGTGGAATAGGAAGCATGTTAGGTGGCGGAATAGGTTCCGGTCTTGGAAAACTTTTAGGATATTAGGAGATAAAAATGGTTCAAATTCTTCCAAAAGAACCTTCATTAGCAGAAATGTTAGGAATGGGATTAGGCGGTGGTATTCAAACAGGATTACAAGCTGCAATAGATAAAAATAAAGCTATGAATCAGCCTATGAGTGAATATCAACAACTTCAAACTATATTAAGGCAGAAAGAGTTAGAGCAAAAAGAAAGATTTCAAGAAGAAAAAAGAGAAGAATGGGAATATTCGCAAAATAAAGACTTTAAAAAAGAATTAACAGAAAATTATAGAGATACTTTAGAAGCTGACATGAGACTTAATAGAATGAGTGAGCTTAATAAAACTGGTAAACTTGCTGGTCCTGTAGCTGCATCTCTTCTTGAAAAACTTGGAATACCAATAGCAGTACTAGGAAACCCTGATTCAGAAGAATTTGATAAACTATCAAAAGATATGCTTAAAAACATAAGAACATATTTTGGAGCTAGAATTAACGTTGTAGAGGTAGAAAACTTTCTTAAAACAATTCCATCTCTTATGAACTCCGAAGAAGGCAGAGAAAAGGTTATTAATAACTTAAAAATGTTATCTGAACCTAGAAAATTAATGTTTGAAGAATATAGACAAATGAAAAAAGAAAGTTCTGAAACAGGAACTCCAATGCCAGTAGATTTAGAGGAAACTATAATTGAAAGAATAAAGCCTAGACTTGATGAATTAGCAGAAAGATTTGCAGGACAACCACTAGATACTGTTAGAGCTGGAATGATTAGACCGCCTACTCAGTCTACTGATATGAGTGCTAATAAAGATGAACAAATGGTTAATATAATAGACCCTAGTGGTAAAAAAAGACTAATACCTAAATCTATGTTAAAAGAAGCTTTAAAAGCAGGTGCAAAATTAAAATGACAACTGGATTTAATTGGGAACAGTTCGAAGAAGTACAAGAAAATGAACCTATTAACAAACAAACTTTTGATTGGGAACAATTTGAAGAAGTACCAAAAGATCCTCTTGCAAAAGAAAGAGAAGTAGCTAAAGGATTAAAATTCTTTGGGTTAACACCTTCACCTGAAACTGTTAGAAAAATACGTCAACCACTTGGTCTTGCAACAAGAGCACTCGTTTCATCTGCTGCTGGAAGTGCTGGAGATTTATTAAAGTTTGGTCAAAACCTATTAGGAATAAAAGATCCTGTTACTGTTTTACCTACATCAGAACAAGTTGGAGATTTCTTTACAAAGATTTCAGGAGAAGATTTTAAACCTGAAAGCCTTGGACAGGAATATTTAGAAAGATCTGCAGATTTCTTAGGATCTATACTTGGATTAGGTGGACCATTAAAAGGAGCTACTGCTCTTAAAACACTTGGTAGAAATGTATTCTCTGCAATTGTTCCAGCCGGAGTTTCTTTAGCAACAGAAAAAGCAAATTTACCACCTTGGGTACAAATAGCATCAACAGCAGCATCTAGCTTTTTAACACATAGACTTACAGGTAAAGGACTTAACGATATAGAAAAAGGTTTGTATAAACAAGCCAATATAGAAGCTAAAGGAGCAACTGTTCCTGCTAAGAATCTAGCTAAAGAAATAGAAACTAATATTAAAAAGTTAAAAGTAGGTGGTGAAGCTTTATCAGATAAGGCTGCTATTAAGTCACTTAAAGACATGAAATCTATTATCAAAGGAAATAAAGCATCAGTAGAAGATTTAATGACATTTAAAAGAAAATTAAATGAAGCTAGATCTCAGTTATTCACTCAAGATTTAGGAAAAGCTGGTATAAAAGTAGCTAGAAAGAATCTTAATTCAGTAGCTAAATTAGCTGATAACGCTATTGAACAATTCAATAATCCGGAATTTCAAAAAACATTTAAACAAGCATCACAACTACATGCTGGCATAGCTCAAATGAATAAAACAGCAGATTGGTTAAAGGGAAAATCTTTATTATATGGGCCAGCAGGATTTTTTCTTAAATCAATGATACCTAATATTTTGGGTAAAAGCGTTGCTACAGTTGGAACTTATCAGCTTGGTAAAATGATGAAAACAATAGCTACAAATCCAGGATATAGAAAAGCTTACTTTGATATTTTAAAAAATGCTGCTAAGGAAGATTTAAGAACAACAGCTGCGTCAGTTAAGAGATTTAATAAAAAAACTGAAGAACTTAAATAATTATTTAATAATCATTATCTGATTCAACAGAATGCCAGCCAGCATATCCTATTATTATAAGAAATATAATACTTTCAAACATAACTATTCTCCATTTGCTTATTTTGTTTTTCTGAATTTATACTAAACTTCTCTTCAAAAACTTTCTCTAGTTTTAATTTTCCAAATTCTAAATGAGGGGAATTCCCATCAATTAGAAATTTATATTCTTTTAAAACAGCATTTAAGTATTCAATTGTTTCGTTATTTTTAAACCATTCTCTTATATCTTTTCCAAAAGATTTAGATATATCTGTAGCATTAAAATAAAGCTCCTCTGTTTTACTGAACATACTTAAATCTAAAGATACTTCTATGTTGTCTATAAGAACAATTTCATATTTACTCATATTATCTCCATTTTTCATAATATAATAACAATAATTAACAATTAAGTAAATTAGTTAACTTTATTTAATTAGGTATAATAGTCTATTTAAAATATATAGTAATTATTTTTTACTCCTTTTTTTTCATTAATAATATAATATTCTTTCTAACGTGATGGCCGTTCAACCATCAGTCTTAGGACAAGCGTAGCCCAGTGCTAACTCACTGGGTTTTTTTAACCTTAGTTAGGAGGATCTTATGACATTACCTAAAATAAAAGAACAAGACGGATTAGTATTTCATAGAAAACCATATACTGATGAATGGTTTATTAGTGGAATTGATATATGTAGACATCTTGGGTATAAGAATCCACTTAAACAAGCAAATCAGATTTACGATAGATTTAAAGAAAATTTTAAAGAAACATCTGAATTAATTAAGATTCCAAGATCAAAAAAAGATGCAAAAGGGTTACCTCAATTTGAGGGTACCCTTTTTGATCAAAACTATCAATATTTACGATGTTATTCAAGACCTGGTCTTTGGTTTTTTACATCAAAGTGTAATTTAGCTAAAGCAAATCATCTTACAGAAAATCTTTTTAATAGATTTGATGAATTATTAAAATCTTTACAAAACACAAAATCTTCTTCATGGCTAGAACTTCGTGAAAAAGGAAAGATAGATAGAAAACATTGTGTTGAAGGAATTGAATATCATGTTGAGTTTGCTGAAGATAATGGTAGTAAAAATGCCGATCGCTATTATTCTATATACACTCAGGAAATTAATAAAGCTGCTTCTGGACTAAAAAAACCACCAAAGAACTTTAGAAATATAGCAACTTCAGAAGAACTAAGTATATTTAGTGCTATAGAATCAAAAATTAGTGAGTGGATACAAGAAAATATTCCTTTATGTTCTGATTATCATGATGTATTTCCAATTATTAAAGAAAAAATATATGAGACTGGAAAAATCTTAAGAAATATATTAATAAAACAAAGACCACTTTCCAAATAATAATCAAGAAGTAAAAGAATTCACTCTTCCAAATGGAAAAAAATATAAAACAAAAGCTAGATCTACCACCCTTCCAGGAAGGGTGGGTAATACAAGAATTTATAACAAAGAAGCGGCTTATTTTTTTATATCATTTCATAAATTAAAGGTGAATTGCCCAAATATCAGTATTTTTATAAAAAATCATTGTTTTAAAGCGTTGTTTAAAAAAAAGCAACAATTAGGAATTATTTGAAAATGGAGAATGTCTTATGAGTAACATTCTTATCCTAATTGTTGCAATAGAGGTAGTTTAGTACGTCTCCACCTTCA